CTCTTTTCCCCTGTCTGAACCCCAATTCAAGCCTTTTGTAACTCTCTCAAAGGTAACGAGCTATGGATTTGCACCATACTTTAAGAATGGACAGGCCATCTCAACTTTACTCGAGTTAGTGAGAATTAAATCCCCCAAACAGCTCGCGTCAATGTATACATAGTAGAGGTGAAGGAAGGTTAAGCATCATATAAGGCCTCACTTCCATTCATCTGCCGACTACTAGGTTGCTCTCCCTATATTTTTACCTCTTACAAATTGCTTTGATTTCTTACCTACAATAGAACTATGTAATTTTAATTGGTTGCGGAGGCTGGACTCGAACCAGCGATCTTTAGGTTATGAGCCTAATGAGATACCAACTTCTCCACCCCGCTATATATTTTGATAAGGTAGCCCAGTGCAAGCACAACGTGGTTCATTACTCCACTATAGACCACCATTATCAGGTCGTAGGGATCATCATCCCCTCAAATTATTACAGGGCCTCAAACACATATCTCTAGAGGAATGAGCCTTAAATAGTCCATAATATGCCTTTATCCTGTACTTTAGCATAGAATGGTAGTTTGGTATGAGTTGGTATATATATATTCTCTCGCAGCTTATCTCGTCCACGATTGAAGCAAAGAACCAAGTATTAATGGGACAAATGAATGCCCCAATAACACACACCAACTTAGTATTTCTTATATGACCGTCTTGCAGTACGTCTGTCGATTGATGTAATGATAGAGTTGAGCTGAGTCAACAGTGTCCAATCATTTAACATCTGTGCTTCAGCAGCTATATCCATCAAGTCAGCTTGATACGCCTCCATCACAGTGGTACGTTCATGCACTGTCTTACAATTCTTACGAGCAGCCTTGTATTCATCCTTCAGTTCATTAAACTCTACTTGTAAAGGATTATCTTTAAGTGCATCATATCTACTTTCAGTTTCTTTCACTGCATCATTATTTATTTCTTCTGGCATTATTATCTCCTGTTAATTGTGATTATAAACTATTTAAAACTAAAAATATCAAATCAAAAATAACGTAATTACGATAGTTAAAAACCCCCGATAGTGGGGTACATCTATATGAAAGCCCACATACTAAAATTGCATAATTTTCAAAACCTTCCTATATTTCCCCCATGAAAGCCAGATTAAATATATTAATTTTGTTATGGGTTCTCGATAAGGTTGTGATGGCTTTACTTTTATTATTTCTCAAATAATAATAAATAGTTTGCTTAAAGGTTTTCTATGATGGTATATTTCAGCATCGACAGCTAAATGCTATCACCCAAATAGTACACTTGAGTAAGTTCTGCTAGGTGGGTCAGAAGTTGGGTTATGGGCCTTCAAAATAGTTGGTCAATTTGTCCCCAATAGTCGATAAAAATTGCTTAGATATAAGCTTAAGATATGGGAGAGAATAACTGGTCTTAAGTGAAGTTTTGAGTTAAAGATCCAAAAAAAGTGCCTCTGGTGCTCAGGGGCTAGCTCTATCTAAAAGTGGAGGTTAATATGAAGAAAGAGTACAAACTTATGGTAGGTCATGAAGACGATATTGAAGAAGTTGATAATCTGAATGATATGGATCATGTTTGGCTCGACACTGGAGATGGCATTATACAGCTACCTGATGAATTATTACCCTACTTACAGGAATCAGAAATACTGGGGATTGCCTAAATCAACCGAATCCCTTGAAGGGATCCGGAGAGAAAGAAATGAGACATTATACCGTAAACAAAGTACAACACACAGTCTTTGATTCTGAGGATGAAGTACCAGCAAATATACATTATTTGAGGGAGTGGAAGGAGTGTGCCCTCTCGGATTGGGTACTTGCTGATGATGGATGTGTGATTCAAATTCTACGTAAAGGTACTATGACTAAAGCTAAGGGCAAGGTACGTGAGGTAGGGTATGTAGGTACTTGTACAGGTACATTTATTATTTCCCCAACAAATAAAATGGATACATCTAAAAGAGTTAACATATATTCAATAGGAGGTGATATTGAAAGAAATCAAAGAGTTGATGAAAGGGAAAGGCTTACAACTCGTGAAGAGTTATTTGTCCAGCTTTATGCTTCGGGGATGGATCCTCGTAAAGCGTATTTACAAGCTTTTCCAACAAACGATCCACACTATGCTGGTATACGTGCGGGACAGCTTATCAAAACTGCAAGAGTAAGGAGTCAAATGAAAGAGGAATTAAAACCGTTTATGGAAGCTTTAGGGTTAGACGAAAATTATGTACTCAAAGAAATAAAGGAGGTAATTAACTCTTGCACCAAGGATGACACCAAGCTAAAGGCCTTGTTTAAGTTAGCAGATATTTTAGATATGGAAGATAAAAATAGAACTCAAGTTACCACAGTTACTGGAGCTATGTTTCAAGGGTTTACTCCAGATAAATTAGAATCAGTTGAAAGACCAAAGGAGATAGAATAATGGCTTATAAGAAAGCGCCAAAAAAGAAAAAAATGCCTTCTAGGGTAAAACCTAAAAAGAGGTATTAATGAAATCAATCTTAGTACAAGCTATAGCTATGGAAACTAGAAAAATTGTCTTCTGGAAGGTTATAGCCTATACTAGTATTATACTACATATATTAAGGAGTTTATAATGGCAGGTGATAAGAAGACTATATTAGATATCGTAAAGGCAGTTGACGAAAAGGAATTTTTTAAAAAAGAGAGAGAGTTTTATGATAAAGTTGAAGACTCAATAAGGCCTTCAGATATGACTATGGAAGTAGCAAAAAATATGAAGCGTATGTTCACAGGAGACCTTAGGATACCAAGAGTATACAAAGAAGATATGTGGTTTAAGGAAAAAAACAAAGAACACATTGAAATCCCAAAACTAGTTAAGAAAGCATTATCTGAAGAAAACCCTACCGCAGGTGGCACATATAAAGGCAGCATCTACTATTCCAATATACTTCCTCAAGGCTCTCCAATGCCTAAGTGGACAGAGAAACGTCAAAATATTATAGATAATGCTTTTTCTCCAAAAGCTAAGGAAGAGGATGTAATTAAAGCTCAAAATCTATTTGTGGAAATAGGATATATGGATAAGTCTGAAGTAGATGGGAGAATAGGGCCTCAACTTGTAGGGATTAGAAGAAGATGGAACCAGGGGCCTGGTGTCTCTAATTCAATGTTTGATAAGTTAAAAGATATAAATATATTCGGAGATTAATAATGCCAAAGTTTGGAAGAAACTCAAGAGAAAGATTAGCAACATGTGATAAAAGACTACAGCAAGTATTTAATGAAGTAATTAAACATGTAGATTGTAGTGTATTGGAGGGACATAGAAGTGCAGAAAGACAAGATAAGCTTTTTGATGAAGGTAAAACAAAAGTTAAATTCCCCAAGGGAAGGCATAATGCCTCTCCTAGTCTTGCTGTTGATATTACACCTTATCCCGTCAACTGGGATGATAGGGAGCGTCAAACTTTGTTTGCTGGTTTTGTTATTGGCATTGCTAAGTCGATGGGTATTAATCTAAGATGGGGTGGAGATTGGGATCAAGACTTCCAAGTTCAAGATAATAAATTTGATGATTTCCCACACTTTGAAATTAAAAAGTAAGAAGACGCCTGCACAAAAGATTAGGGACTACTTTAATAAAGAGTATTGGAGAGGTGTATTAAAAAGAAATCTTAATGGCAAATATAAACACACAAAACGTATCTAAGGTAGAAGAAGAGTTGAGACTTGCAAGTCAAGACTTAATTGCTTTTGGTAAATTATTTTTACCAGACGATTTTATGCGTTCGGAAACACCATTCTTTCATTATGAAGTAGCAGATGCTTTAACTGATTTAGATCATAGACAGCTTGCAGTTATATTACCTAGGGGTCACGGTAAGACTGTTCTTACTAAGTGTAATATTTTACATGACTTCGTATTCTCTCAAGAGCCTCTCTTTTACGGATGGGTTGCTGCAAGCTCTAAGATCTCTATACCAAATTTAGATTATATAAAGTATCATATAGAGTTTAATGATAAGGTTAAATATTATTTTGGTGATTTAAAAGGAAGGAAATGGACAGAAGATGATATCGAGCTTAAAAATGGTACGAAACTTATTTCTAAGAGTAACCTTAGTGGTATTCGTGGTGGTGCCAAACTTCATAAAAGGTACGATCTTATTGTATTGGATGATTTTGAAGACGAAAATAATACTATTACTCCTGAGAGTCGTTCTAAGATTTCCAATCTTGTTACCGCTGTTGTATTCCCTGCCCTCGAACCAAAAACAGGAAGACTCAGAATAAATGGAACTCCTGTTCATTATGATAGTTTTATTCAGAAGATATTAGTTGGGCACGAACAAGCTGTAAAGGAAAACGATCTTTATTCATGGAAAGTAATTACATATAAAGCTTTAATGGATGATGGTCAGACATTATGGCCTTCTTGGTTTGGACATAAAGAAATGGAGCGTAAAAAGAAGTTTTATTCCGATAGTGGGACTCCTCAGAAATTTTATCAAGAATATATGATGGAGGTTCAAAGTGAAGAAGATTCAATCTTTAATAGGGATCATATTAAATATTGGGATGGTCAGTTTGTTAAGGATGAAGAAAGTGGCGTTATGTATGTGGTACCTGATGGGGACGATCCTAAGCCTTGTAATATTTTTGTTGGAGTGGATCCTGCCACAGATTCTGCTCGCAGGAACTCTGACTATAGCGTTATTATTGCTGTTGCTGTTACTCCAGATAATAATATTTATATTTTAGATTATATTAGAAATAGAACTCTTCCAGTACTTGGAGTGCCTGGAACTGATAAAAAAGGTATTGTAGATTATATATTTGATTATGCAAAATTTTATAAACCGACATTATTTACAATTGAAGATACCTCTATGTCCAAGCCTATATTTCAAGCTATAAGAGCTGAAATGAGAAGAAGGAATGAATTTATTATTCCATTCAAAGAAGAGAAACCTGGAAATAGAATGTCTAAGAGAGATAGAATACAAGAGATACTCGCACAAAGATTTGCTGTAGGGCAGGTTCATTTAAAAAAGACTCAATATGATTTACATAGAGAGATCATGACATTTGGCCCGCGTATGGCACATGATGATACTATTGATGCTTTAGCATATGCATGTAAGTATGCACATCCTCCGCAGGGAATGCATGAATCTAAAGATGGATGGTATAAGAAGAAACCTCAAGCTAAAAGTTGGATAACTGCATAAGTAATGGCAGATACATTAAAACTTATATTTCTTTTTTGGATGTTAGCTATGTTATATTTAGTATATAATATGTGGAAAGATTTAGCATATATAACTGATTTATTTTATGCTTACATGAGAATACTTATGGAGCGTATGCCAATATGATTAATTTAATTATATTTTCTGCTTTACTTAATATAGGAGAAGTTCATGCTGTAATCCCAGATGATACAAAAATAGAAGCTGGACGCAAACGTGGGAAAAAACAACGTGGACGTAGACGCGGTGGAAGCGGACTTAGATAAAAAGGGAGCTAGATCTTATAAGGGACAGATTATTGGAGACTCAATGTCTGTTACTATTAACTTCAAGTGGTTATTGCAATTGATTGTATTTGTTGCTATGATTGTGTATGGATGGTGGCAACTAGAGTCAAGAATACAAGAGTTAGAGAGAAATATGGTACTTGCTTTAGAGGAGATAGAACTTCATGAAGCAGAAAGAGAACTGTCGGAGGCAAAGCATATAAGGGAGATGGAGGAAAGAATGGAATGGTACGAAACTGAATTAAACCTTAATCCCTTCAGTTGGGGAAAGAAAAGTAAATGAAATGTCTAAAAGTGTGAAAGAAGTAATGGCAGAGATGTTAGCCGAATGGCTTTTTAAAGATTTTGGATTACTCATAGATGAGCCAAGTTCAAAAGATATAGAAAAATTTTTAGAAGAATATGAAGAGAAAACCCATCAATGAATTGGACAGATAGGAAATATATTATTTGGGTTACTATTTTTAGGGACTAATTGGTATGGAGATTATATTACATATAAGTGCCCTCAGAAAGAGTACGCGTGTCCAAAAATTTGTGACGTAGATCACATTCACTTACCAATAGAGGAATGTAAGAATGGCAAAGACAAACAAGAAAGTAGACCAGATTCGACAATTATACCATCTGGCAGACAATACAACACGGAGACAGTGGCAGAAAATTAATCAGAAAGGTTATGAGTTTGCTCATGATGAGCAGTTAGCTGCTGACGACAAGGAGTCTTTAGAGGAACAAGGAATGCCTACATTTACTATTAATAGGATACTACCTGTTGTAGAGATGTTGAATTTCTATGCAACAGCTAAGAATCCTAGATGGCAGGCAATTGGTGTAGAGGGTAGCGATACCAATGTAGCTTCTGTATTTTCTGATTTAACTGATTATGTATGGCATAATTCTAAGGGCTCTACTTTGTATACAAATGCTATTAATGATGCAGTTACTAAAGGAGTTGGCTATTTACTTGTTACTATAGATAAGGATGCTGACAATGGTTTAGGTGAAGTAGTTATTCAACAGCCAGAACCTTTTGATCTCTATGTAGATCCTAAATCTAGAGATATGCTTTTTAGTGATGCAGCATACATTATGATTCGTAAGGTTTTACCTAAAAATCATTTAATGAAGATATTCCCTGAATATAAAAGAAAGATATCTCAATCAAATAGTGATGAACAAAGTTATCATAATTATTCTACTAGATCTGTAGGTAGCAGTGATCAAAAATTATTCGCATTTAACGACTCTCAGGATGAAGACTATGCTATAAAGCCAAGTGGTGAACTAGATCAATTGATTGAGTTCTTTGAGGTATATGAGAAAGTCAAGATGTCTTATATTAGTTTATTCTATCGTATTCCTCCAAATCCAGAACAATTAAAAGAATTAAAAAAACAATGCGATGTAATGGTTGCTGAAATGCAAGCTGAAGCTGAAGTGGAATTAATGGAACAACAACGTCAAATGGAAGAGGCAGTACAAGCTGGAGAAATGTTACCAGAAAGATATGAGCTAGAAATGCAGAAAGCTCAAGAGATGATGCAACAGCAATTAGCTGCCTTTCAACAAGAATGTATGAGTAAATTGCAGGCCGAAGCATCTAAAATTGAAAATAAGATAGTTACAGAAAAAGAATTTAAGATTCTTATGAAAGATCCTCAGATAGCTAAAAATGTAGTAGATCAAGTACAGTTTTATTCTTCAAGAATTAAGCAGACATGTATTGCAGGTGATAAGCTTTTATATGAATCATATTTACCTGATAATATTAAAGAATATCCAGTTGTACCATTTCATTTTAAATGGACAGGTACTCCATACCCTATATCGGCTGTATCTCCATTAATTGGAAAACAACAGGAAATAAATAAAGCTCATCAAATTATGGTACACAATGCTTCATTAGGTTCATCTTTAAGATGGATGTATGAAGAAGGATCTATTGATGCAGAACTATGGGAAAAGTATTCATCTAGTCCTGGGGCTTTACTTCCTATTAGACCTGGTGTAGAAAGACCTACTCCAGTTATTCCTGCTCCTCTTGCTAGTGCTTTTTTCCAAATAGTGCAAGAAGGTAAATCTGATATGGAATATTTAGCAGGAATATATAGCTCAATGATGGGAGATAGTTCTCAAGCTGGAGAAACTTATCGTGGTATGTTGGCTTTAGATGAATATGGAACTAGACGTATTAAGCAATGGATGAGTACATCTATTGAACCTGCATTAAGACAACTTGGTAATTTAGTACTACAATTTTCACAGGCTACATATACAGCTTATAAAAGGTTTAGATTAATTCAACCTTCTGGTATAAATGAGCAAACAGAACAAGAAATTAATATCCCAATCTATAATGATATGGGAGAAGCTATTGGAAAATCTATGGATGTTGAAGCTCTTAAATATGATGTAAGAGTAGTACAAGGCTCTACGTTACCAGTTAATAGATGGGCTTATTTGGAAGAACTTAAACAGTTAATGCAGTTAGGCGTTGTTGATGATATAGCTGTATTAGCAGAAACAGATATAAAAAATAAGGAAAACATTGTTAAAAGAAAATCACTCTACGCGCAGCTACAAGGACAAATACAACAACTATCCGAAGCTAATAAGGATCAGGAAGGTACTATTGAAACACTTGAAAGACAGTTGGTACAAGCTGGTATCAAACAAAAAGTAATGCAAGCTGACGTAGAAATAAATAAAAAGAAAGAAGAAGTTAAGTCTCAAATGGGGAAACAGTATATTGAGACTGAAGGAAAACAAAAATTATTGCGGAATGTAATGGCTAATAATGTAGAGTCTCAACAACAGAAAGCAGCCAATATGTTACAGTCTGCAAAAAATAGCTTGGATAGTAAAGATAGCAATGCTTAAGCTATCCACGTTGACTTAACCTAAAATAAGGAGAAAACATGACAGATACAGTAGAAAGTCAAAGTAACCCTGAGATTGGAATGTCTGAAGATTCGTTTGAAACTGCAGAAGCAAATTCCAATGAAGGCTCTGAGACTTTTTTTAATGATCTAGAAAACCAAGTCAACGGTGGTATCATTGATGAAACCGCTGAGGTAACCCAACAACAAATAAGTGGCTCCGAACAGGTAACCCACGACACACAAAGCGTTGGCTCCGAGAATGTGGATCCTCCAACAGATAACGGCACTGATTGGAAGAAAAGATACGAAGACTCTAGCAGAGAAGCCGTACGCTTATCAGAACAGTATAAAAATGTTGAACCTTTTGTACCAGTTTTGGAAGCGATGAAAAACGATAGTGGATTAGTGGATCATGTTCGGGATTACTTAAAGAATGGTGGCAAGCCTGCACAATCTGTCCAAGAGCAATTGGGCCTTGGTGAAGATTTTGTGTTTGACGCTAATGATATAACAGACCCAGATTCTGATAGTGCTAAAGTAATGAATGCTCATGTAGATAGTATGGTAAAACAGCGTGTTGGCCAGATGCTTACTGTTGAAAAACAGAGAGCTCAAGGTATTCAACAAGCTCAAGCCAGAGTATCTGAAGAAAAAGCATTTATGGATAAGCATAAAATGTCAGAAACTGATTTTAATGCATTTAAAGAAAAGGCTCAAAAGCATGTTATGACTTTAGATGATGTAAATTATTTACTGAATCGAAATCAAAACAATACTAATGTAGCTAATTCTACAAAAGCAGACATGTTAAATCAAATGAAGAATGTCCGTGATATGCCTACATCCGCATCGGGAGCAAACAGTCAAGGTCAGAAAAGATCAGAATCAGATGAAGTATTTGACCTGATAAATGGCTTTGATAGTGATGTTGATAACCTGTTTGGTTAGGCTTATATAAAATTTATGTAGTCTATCCAAACTTAATCCTAATTAAGGAGATAGACAAATGGCGGATATTCTTAACGTAACCGGGAGTAATTATACTTCCGAGCCTACGGCCGTTATAGGGGATTCTCTTGCTACAGGTGCTCTCCGGAGAAAATATAACTTCGGTGATAAAGTATCTGAATTATCATTAGCACAAGATCCTTTCTTTCGGTTTGTAAGTATGGTTTCGAAAAAACCGACAGATGACCCTCAGTTTAAGTTTACTGAGAAACGGTCGTCTTACACAAAGCGATATGCATATATCGCTGATTATAGCATAACTGCTAGTACAGTACCTGCAACAGCAGTCGAAGCTGATACAGCAGTAACCCCGGTAGCAGGCACACCTTGGTCTTTTGGATTTTTTACAGATTATAATAATAATGGCAATCTGCAAAATATCAAAGGACAGACAGCAAGTTACTCTGAAGGTATTAAAGGCACGCAGCCTTTATTCTTCGTTCCGGGACAAATCATGAAAATAAATCACTCATCTAGTAATGCCAATTCTCTTATTGGTACTGTAAGTGGCTATACCTTGTGGAAAATTAATTCAGTTGATTTAGATTCCCAGGGAGAAGCTACTTCAGATTCTAGTAGTGCAGTTATTAATAAAGCTATTGTTAATGCAACTTGTGTTAAAGCTGCATCATCAGTTTATTTTTGTGCTGCTACTACTGCTGATAAGACAGACAATACTGGTGCAGGTTTAGGAGCTGATGGCACAGTGACTTCAACTTCGAAGTCTCTAGAGTTTTTAGATCCTTTTAAATGCTATGTAGTTGGCTCTGCTTTTGCTGCTGGTTCTGGTTATCCGGAATCTTGGCAAGATCAGCCATACAGTGTTAGTACTGGACAAACTCAGATATGGAAAACATCTGCAGTTATGAATAATACTGACCGTGCGACTGTACTAAAGTATCAGGGCAATGAGTGGGCACGTATTTGGAAAGAAAAGTTAATTGAACATAAATGGGATATTGAGCAGAGTCTTCTGTTTGGTAACCAAAGTTCTACTTACAATACCACACAAGGTGCTGTAGACTTTATTTCTACATATGGTAATTCTTTCACTTTGCCACTAGCTACCAAAACTCAAGATTCATTTCTTGATGATATGTCAGCTTTGTTAGATCCACGATATAATAATGCTTCATCAACTGTATTCTTTGCTTCTACAGCGGTTTACAATTGGTTGCATAAATTATCTGGATACTTTTCTAATAATGTTGGTATGGTCACTCCAGAAGATGCTTATGCTGCTGGAGCAAGTGCAGATCCTTCTAATGATTCATTGGCAAGATCTAGTATGGCTACAACTGGTAGAAAGAAAGTATTTGGTGTTGATATTACAACAATCTCAACTGTATATGGTGATATGAATATTGCACGTAATGTGCATCTTGATGGCACTAATGTTGGATTGTTAGGTATTAACATGAAATATTGTGCATACAGGCCATTAGTTGGTAATGGAATTAATCGTGATACTGGGATCTATGTAGGAGTTCAGACTTTAGAGAACTCTGGTGTTGACCGTAGAGTAGATCAGATCTTAACCGAATCCGGAATGGAATGGAGTTGTCCCGAAACTCATTCTCTCTGGGTTCAATCATAAGGAGGGATGAGTAATGGCTAATCCTTTATATGGACAAAACAAGGCAGATAATGCTATTGATATGGGAAAAACCTCTGTGAGCTTTTGTGCTGCAAGTAGAACACTTCTTGCATCAGAAAGTGGTATGAATTTATTCGTAAATTTGGCCGCAGATACAACAATAACATTACCTACTGCAGCAGAGGGTCTGACATATAAAATAGTTGTAGCAAAGACAGGGGGCTCTTACGATTTAGAAATCGCAAGTCCTGCTGCTGCTGCATATTTTTATGGCGGATTAACACATAATGATTCTAATGCAGATGATGTTAGTGTTGCTTCTGACTATAATAGTAATGATTTTTGTACTATTTTAGTCGCACAACCTGGCTCATATGTAGAAGTTTATTGTGATGGCACTATATGGTATGTACATGGTAATGCAACTTCAGCAACAGCACCAGCTTTTGGTGATGCTACTGGACTGTAAACATAATCATATATAACAACTAAAATAATACCCGCCCCCCTATTGAGATGTGGGGTCTCTTCTAGGGGGGTGGGTACCTTAGTAAAAGGATACAAGAATGGCATTTGTAGATCAAGTACAAGATTTAACTTCGCTCACTG